CTCGACGGTCTTACCCGTGAGGTTCGCCTCGTGCTGGATCGAGTCCAGACGGGCCCGGCCCGGGAAGGTGTCCCGGTTGAACTTCTTCTTGATCGTGATCGGGATCAGTTCCTGTGGCTTACCCATGTCACCCCGCCGCCGGATGGCCACCGGACTGGTGGACGATGTCAGGGGCTTCGGACACGTGCTGGACCAGGGCGGCCTGCCGGATGTTCGTGCCCTTCATGATGTTTTCCTTCTTGGCGAGGGAGAAGATGTTGCCCATGGCGTCGAAGACGATGTCGCCGGTGGCGTGCACGTGCCAGTTGCCCTTGATGGCCATGTTCACGTCGCCCACGATCTCAAGCTGCACGCCTCGGCCCTCATTGTTGGAGCCGACAGTCAGCTCGATGCCGCCCAGGAGGCTGCCGGTGAGGGACCTGCCCTTCTTGTCCTTGCCGACGATGCCGACGATGCCACCCTCCACGTCGATCAGGATCGACTGGTCCATCAGGGCGTTCTTCCCCACGCGGAGGAAGATGTCGCGGACGGTATGGACATCCAGTGACAGGCCGTGGGTGTCAGGGTCCTTCACGGGGTCGCCCGACCAGAAGTAGGGGACGAGACCCGTCACGGGCTTGCCTGCGGAGCGCAGGTCAGCGAAGCGGTAGGGGGAGTCCCCGGCGCCGTAGGTGGGGCGGCCCTTGGTCCTAGCGCGGGAGCCTTCCCCGGGCGGGAGCTGCTCGTGGCCGGGGCCATCGGCGTAACCGTTCTTCAGGTGGCGCCGCTTGCTCTTCGGGTCCCGGGCGCCAAGGCGGAGGAAGACGCCGCCGTCCGTCGCGGCCCGGAGGCTGACGTTCTCGGCGCCGACCTTCTTCTCCAGGTCTCCGGCGTCGCCCGGCCTGAGCTTCGGGGCCTTCCACCACTGGAGGTCCCGGGGGAGGACGGCATCGCTCTTCTCGCGGTTCTGGGTGTTGGCCGTCCGGCCCACGTTCGGCAGGGAGCCGTCGTCGGCGCCCAGGCGGATCACGGCCTGACCCAGGGTAGTCAGGTCCAGGCTGTCCTCTTCGTCCCGGTTCTTCCCGATGACGAACTTGGCGGATCCGACGAGGTGGGCCTCCAGGGAGCGCCCGGCGCCCCAGGGGTGCTCGTATTTGGGGTTGTCCCATACGATGTTCTCCCTGGGGATCGTCGCGCCAATCTCCAGTTGGACGAGGCCCTCCTTGGTGATCTCCAGGCGGGTCGTGTTGTATTCGTAGGGGAACCGCATGAGGAAAGCCGTGGCTGCCAGCCGGGTCTCCACGTGGTCATCGGAGAACTCCACGGGCAGGTGGCCGGTCTCCGTGTCGGTGCCGAACCTCCCCGCGTTGTTCAGCGGCCAGAGGGCGGGTTTCAGGATCTTGCCGTAGGTGGGCTTGTCCCAGGTGTTGTAGCCGACGAGGGTGCCCTGGACTTTCTCGATGATCCAGCCGCGCCGCCGGGGGCTGATCCCCTCCTTGCGGGTGGGGCCGACCGGGGTCTTCGTGATGTCGTGGGGGTGGTCGATGGAGAAGTCGGTGAGGAAGGCTTGGTCATCCCGCATGACCCCATCGGCTTGGGTGACCAGCGAGGTCCTCGACCACAGCTCGCGCTTGGTGCCCAGCACGTCGTCGAGGAGGGTGGACTCCAGGATCTCATAGGGAACGGGGAAGTCGAGGGCGAACTCCTGCACCTTGTCGAGCTTCTCGCTCACGGGGAGCATGTCGAGCTGGCCGTCCAGGTAGCGGGTGTGGGGGTGCTTCTTCTCCTTCAGGAACACCATCTGGCGTCGGGTGCCGTCGGGGAGGATCTCCTCGGGGACGAGGTCCTTGGGGGCGCCGGGCCGGTGGACGACCCCGGAGAAAGATAGGCCCGCGTCGGTATAGCGGACGGAGCGCCCAGTGGTCTCGGTGCGCTGGTGCCGGTCGGTGTCCAGCTTGTCATGGGAGAGGTCGGCGCCCATGCGCTCCCAGCCGCTGCCCTCGAAGTCGTGGAGGCCCGCCTGGAGGGTCTTGGACCGCTGGCCGGGGTAGGGCTTCCGGTGGACGCCCCGGTGCCTCGTGGAGAGCCCGGGGATCTTCTGCTGGGAGCGCGTGGCGATGCCGTCCAGGTTGAAGGGGGTGTCTGAGACCGTCCAGGTTAGGACGACCATCTTGGCGTAGCCTGTGGTGTTCGAGATATTGACGGCGATCCCAGACTGCCCCAGGGCGGGCATGACCACGTCGGTGTCTTCCATCGACGAGGTGATGGCCGGGAAGAGCACGACCTCATCGTAGACCTGCTGGTCGTGAAGGTTTCGGATAGAGAGAGCCTGACGATCTGCATCCACACGGGTGACCCGGCAGGGGAACACACGAAGCTGGTCGTCCAGCTTGTGCGTCGCCCCGGGGTTCCGGTAGATCGCGTGGTCCTGGTCACTCATTGGCTAAACTCTCCAGTTCCACTGTTGGTGGTGATCACGCCACGCACATACTCATCGGCGATCTTCGCGGGGTCTGGCTCGGGGATGGGGTTCCCCGCAGTGGGGGTCTGGACGGCGTTGGTGGCGTCTGAAGCGGCTTGGTTGTATTCGTTCTCGTTCTTGGCAAGAGTGGCGGTGTCGAACGCCTCATCATACCGCAAGGTAAAGCAGATGATGGCATCCGCGTCCTTCTGGGAGGGGTCGGCGCGGTCAGGGCTGATCATGTCGTGGATGGTGTTGAGCTGGGCCAGAACCTTCGTGTCCTCACCACCACCCTTCGTGGGATCCAGGCTACTGACGCTCGGGGTGCCCAGGCCAGACATGATGTAGGCCATGGGGTCGCTCGCGGTCGCGGTGACAACCACGGAGGTTCCGGGGCCCGTTGGGGGTTTGGGGGTGGGGGAGCCCGGGGTTTTAGCCCTGTCCTTGGACTCGAAGGGTAGGAGCTTCAGGGTGTGCCTGCTGGGGTGCCGGGTGAAGAGATCGAGGGCCTCCTCCAACTTGATGTGGCGGCCCCAGGGGAAGGGGCGGATCTGGGTGTAGCCCTTACCGTCGGTGTAGGGCATGACCGTCCGGACCTGCTTGTAGTAGGTGTCATCCACGGGTTTGGCCGTCTTGTAGAAGCCAGCCGTGTCATCCTGCACGCGCCAAGAGCTGCCCTGGGTGTCGGACTCGACATCCATGAGCTTGGTGAGGATGCGCTGGCGCTCCAACTGCTGCTTCTGGTCGTCGGTGAGCTTGCTCTCGGCGTCCACCGGTTTGGTCGCAGGTGTGCCCTTGGGGTCGGTGAGTCGTCCCTTAGAGTTGGGCGACTCCTTCGTGGGTGCCTTAGTCCAGGCGAACACAAGGTCGGGGACGGCGGTGAACACCCAGGAGACCTCCTTGGTCTTGCTGTCAGTCTTCGGCTTGGCAAACATCTCCCGCCAGCGGACCGACGTGGTGCCCAGGGTCATCGTGCACTGACCGCCCCGGGTGTAGTTCCAGGAGATGTTCTCCAGGTAGGCGTAGATGTCGAGGTGGGGGACGTAGATGGGGAAGCCCAGACGTAGCTCGGGGCGGAAGGGGATGGTGCACGTATAGGTGCGCCACCGCTTGTTCATCTTGTTCAGCTCGGACACCGCGTAGGCGAAGTAGGCTTTGGTGTTGTTGGCGATCAACCCCATCTGGCGCGTGGGCTCTGCCCGCAGGCCGAACTGGCGGATGAGACCGGGATCCATGAAGCTCGCGTGAGGGAGGATGACCTCGCCCGCCTCCACCAGGGGCGTGGCCCCGATGGTGCCGCAGACATCCAGGCGGGTGAGGCGGACCTGGGACTCGTCCTCCAGTTCCGTGTCGGTGCCGATGATCTCCGAGAGGTTGATGACGAAGGGGTTCCTGTTGGGGTCCTGGTCGGTCAGGTTGCTGTCCAGGTTGTAGAGGGGTGGCTTGATGATCACGGAGCCGTCCAGGTCCTGGTAGCCCTCGTAGCCCATGGCGGCGGCCAGCTCCCGGATGCGGGACAGACGGGAGGTGATGGTGGACTGCGTAAGGTTGATCGAGCCAATTCGGAAATCCGGGAGGAAGCGGCGGACCTGATCGGTGTCGATGATGTCCTTCTGCCGGTCGCTCTCGCTCTTCTTCTGCTCCTGGGCGCCCGACTGGTTGTCCGTCTGAGGAGAGGCGGCGTTGGCCTTCTGGGCAGGCTTAGAGGGGTTCTCCGCATCCTCCAACTTCTTGGGCTTGAATCCGAAGAGGCGCACGGACTTCTGGAGATTCAACAAGTGGTTGTTCCACTTGTCCACGTAATGCCCGTTGAGGAGCTTTCGAGCCGTGGCGGTGTCGTTGGTGTACACAGTCGGGGTGTCGATCACGTCGTCCTTCAACGGGAGGAGGAACGTGCGGAGGATGGCCTCGAAGGGGTTGAGGTTCGAGTCCCGGGTGACCATCGGGGTGACCGTGGAGCCCGTGGCCTCCGAGTTCATCACCGAAGGCGCGAGGTTGATCTGCATGATGTCGAAGAGGTGCAGGATCCCCTTGCAGGATATGCTGATCTCCATGGTGCGGCGGTTGTCCGCGTGGTTCACCGACCCGATGACGCCCCAGAACACGCGATGGTAGACGGAGTCCCCCTCCGCCGTTAGGTAGTAGCCTTTGGCGAAGATTTTGACCTCAGACATCACCCGGATGATCCGGTTGCCCCCGGGCGCCTGGAAGAGGGACCGGAGGTCGGCGGGGACCGACAGGGTGATCGTCGCCTGGGGGATGAACGTCTCGGTGTCCACGGCGCCGTTGATGGAGGTGACGAAGTCGTTGAAGTTCACGACGACTCCGCCATCCCCGATGTAGTCGTTGATCAGGAAGGGGAGTCCGTCAATGTAGACGACGGCATCCGGCGCCATCTTGATGATCGGGCGCTCCTGGTGCGTCTGGATGATGTTCCGGATCTGCTGCTCGGCGGGTTCGCTCACCTGATTCCCCCAAGCATCGCCGCCCCAAACACCGGTGGGGGTGTGGAGGGTAGCTTGTCCCCGAAGAGGGCCGGTGGGTTAGCGGAGCCCCCCTGCACCGGGCCAGCGCCCGCCGCCGCGAGCTTATTGGTCGTCAGCTCGGGGGTCACCGGCTTCGCCGCCCGCTTCTGGTAAAGCTCATAGGCGTGGCCCCGATAGGCGTCAGCGGGCGCCGCCGCGATGCTGTTCTGCCAGGGGGATGTGGACTTGAACCGCTCCCTCCAGGCCATGAAGGATAGGGAGAACTTGTTGTAGTAGGGGGTGTC